CCAAGCATGCGGGACATATCTAATCCTTGTTTGGTAACATTTTCAAGAGCAGGCCCTGCAATATGCAGTTTATCGCTTACTACCGCCATCACGTTTGCTACGGTAGTCGCATCATCAGGAGTGTTGCCGAAAACGTTAGTAAAAGAAGTTTTCATCTGGGTGGCGGCTGCGCCTGTTGAATTAGTTTGGCGTATTAAGCTTGTTTCAGCGGTGTTGATGGTCTCAAAGCTTTTAACGGCGAATAATGCCCCGGCGACTATGGGTGCGGTGATACCTGCGGTCATAATGCCCCCGGCCCCCTTCATTGACCCCGCTATGTCATTGCCGAAGTTTGAGAATAAGCCCTGCCCTTTACTTAATGCGCTTGTTATGTCGCTAATAAACCCACTAGTATCAGACTTTAAGTTTACAATTGCAGTCCCAACAACGTCGCCGCCACCCATTTTTTATTTACTCTTTCTCTATATCAACGCCGTCTCTAAACGCCGCCTGTTGTTTATCCCACAAGTCCATCGATTCTTTGTACGTTTTTTCATCCACTGGTGCACCGATGGCTTTGGCTAGGTTATGAAGTAAACTACTAAACGCCTTCATACGGTCCTCAAAAGGCGTAGCATCCCAAATAGCTTCGACGTCTTCGATTCGTATATCGGGATACTCGTGAATCATCCCTGCCCAGATTAAATTAATCGTATCTTCGTGGGACCAGTCTTGGACGTTAAGCGCCGCTAGAATCTTCCACGACTTTTTCTGGAACGCGCGTTCCATCTGAATGATGCCGCGCGACTTAAAATCAATACGTCTTTCTCGGTCAAGCTTTACCGGAACGACATTGCTGACCGTTTTACCTATTTTGAGAGTTCTCCTATCCTCAGCTATCTCTTGGGGGGTCCTCTCATCTTCATTTTCATATCCCATATTTTTTCACCTTTCATTTTTCCACCGTATCACTCTGTTTCGCTGTATCACTAGGTTTCCGTGCTTTGAGCATACGCTCTGCTTCTTCTGCTTCTGCTTTGTCGCTGTTGATAATCGCTTGCGCTTCTTCTTTGGTGAATTTCGATTTCGTTTCTTTGTCAGATTGCCGTGCAATCCGACGCAACATAGGTTCTAGGTCTGGTAGTTTACCGTCTGATAGAAACTTACCCGTAAATGCCCCCGCGTGCCATGCTTCAAACATCGCCATCTGTTGTAAATAGACTAACCGTTTATCGTGAGCCGTAAAGAAAGCCTCTAATTCACGAGGCATCATGTTTAATATTTCGTTAATTGGAATAGTGACACCCATCTGAAATAACGTATTGAGGGCTAATTCGTACCACTGCCCGAACGTTTCCAGTTTGGGTTTCTTTAATGCGAAGTTCTCAGCGTCACGAACGTCTGCGCGTTTGTATGAGTCAACTACACGGGGTTTTACGCTGACCGGCTCACCGTTCTCATTATACTCAATCTCAAACTGCCCCGTTGCCCGCTGGAGCTCAACTTGACTCTGTTTAAACGCTTTTATTACTTCGGGTCGTTCTAGGGTGTTAAGTATCGCGGGTATGTCCATGCGAGACTGAAGCCCTTTTTGCAGGATGCGGCTCTGTTCTTCTTCTCCGAGCGTGCCAAGTAACGCCTGCTCAATGAGCACCCACAAGCTTCTATTGAATGTCTGCTCTAATTCAAGTAGTGAGCCTATTGTATAGCGTATCTTAAACGGGTCGTAGTCGCCAAGCTGAATGATAGCGAACGGCAGTAAGGTGCAGCCCTCATGCACGTTTATCGGCGCGTCCCTGTCCCTATTTAATCGAGGGGCCATGTCATCGTACTCTGGTCTCTGGTAAGCCATACGGTCAATCCAACTATTCTTCCATACACATATTCATCCGGACTATGCACATTAGAAACCCTCGGGCCGTCAGCCCAGCAACGCACTACGGTGTAGTCAGTCATATACTTCGCTAACGTCGATTCATGCCGGTGAAATAGCTCTTTAACCGCCTCACCTAGTTCTTCTACAAGGGCTTGGTCGCCGGTTTCATCGGTGTAACAGCGAATGTCCCTCATGATAGACTGCCCAATTGTGGTCTTCGTCTCTCGCGCAACGTCGCGGATGCTGCCTTCGGTGATAATTAAAGGCCTTTGAGCGCCTTCAGGATACGGCGCAAACGTAAAGACCGCAGGAACGCCGTGGAAGGTGGTGAGCATACCTGTTACTGTGGGGTCGTTTATCAGGACTTGGTAGATTGCTTTGGTGAGTTGGTGAACCATGTTAGCCCTTAGCCGCTAGGATAGCTGGTCGTAAGTAAGGTTGAGCGTCCATTTTTGAAGTTCCATTTTCAACCCATGAGGCGTACGAGGTTCCGTCACCGTTAAGCACCGGAGCGTCAAAGATAATCTCATACCACTGCCCGCCATCTTTCTCGTCAATGTGCCCTGAGTCCCTGAGTGCGCCAGTATCTACGGGTGCGTTATCTTTAGCCGCATCGAGTATGAGCTCGGCTTTCTCCTTCATCATTGTGCCTGCTTTCTTGCGGCCAATCTCCATAATCGCGTCATTGTCGATGTTGCTTGTAAACGCTGCTGAGAAGTCGATTCCGTTACTCATGGCTAACACCTAAGAACCTAAAATGTCAAACCCTGCCGGTGTTTCACTGCTCCCCATAATGAATGACTTGGCTTTGATTTCAAAGTGGTGCATCACATTATCAGGCAGATGTGGGTGTATAACCAGAAAGGTAGTAGAACCTGCAGAAGGTGCGTTCGTAACCACGATTACGTCTCCGCGCTGCACGTCTAACGATGGCCGAGTGTAGAGCTTGTGCGTGAGTTTGTCCTTACGCGCGTCGTTAGCTAAACGTTCGTGGTCGTTGAGCTCTCTAGTCCTGCCAACTCCGGTATCAACTATGTTCCATGAGTTCGTAACAGCGCCGCTACCTGTAGTCGTACCGTCCATTGACACAGTATTGCGGTAGACCTCGAACGTGGAGTTGAAAGCCACGTCTGAAATCCACGGGTCGAGGGAGTAGGCGCTCTGGTTGGGCATTCGCCTTTAGTTTTTAGAAGCGTTCGGCACGTTTATGACAGCTATACTAATGTCCGCCGCTACGTCGTAACTCACTGTGCACGTGTAGTCGCCCGTATCAGGTGAGTCCTTCTCACCCCATCGGTCGCGCAGCCAAACCCCAGTTATTACTGTTTTGTTTCCCTTGACCGTGATTACTTTGTCCATACACGCACCTGAGTTCCCCCACTGGTCTTTCTGACTTGTGAAGGTTACTGTGTGCTCGGATGCGTCGCTGTTTGTGATTACAACGACCGTCCGCATCACGTCATTGATGGGTACATAGACATACTCGTCCGCTACTTTGTACTTGCCAGCACCTTCCGAAAGTTCTTCGGACACAACGGAGGTCATTGTAAACGCTACTCCACCCAGTGTCGGTACGAGCGGCGTAAATGTTAAACTTGTCATTTCTGTTGTCCTCCGGTTATATACTCGCGTAGGGCACTTGCACGACCGCTATACTCAGGTCGGTTGTACTCTCCCACGTAAGTTCACAGCCGCCGTATGCGCCGCTTGTATTGTCTCTGTTTCCCCAGTGATACGGGAGCCACACGCCTGTTAGTGTTGTGCCGCTTGCTGCTGTGACTATCTTGTCAGTACCCCCTGCCGTCTGGTAGTTCGTAAACGTGACCGTCTGGGTGGTACTAGTGTTCTTAATGAACACGATGGTCATGAGCGTGTCGCTTAGAGGCACCACCTGGTTTGCCGCTGCGGATGTAAAGACAAGCTCCGCAGGGTCAAGAGGTGCAACCCCGGGCGTTGCGTTCGGCCCAGGGTCTAGCGTGGGGGTTATCGTCGGTAGAACCGTGAATGTTGTCATTCGTATCGTGTCCCACACTAGATTGCAACGTAATCGTATGCGCCGTTTCCAGTAAGTTTTCCTGTGTAAGTAATGAGGTTGTCGTGCGGCCCGTCGAGTGAGAAGTCACTGATTATCGCCCATCCGGTGTACGTTGAACCTGTCCCTGCGGGTTCTCCGTATTTGGGTGTGACAATCTGAACATAGATTTGTCCTTCGTCGTTATCGTATGACCCACTCTCCTCAAACGCGTCCTGTAACGCTACGAGACTTGGGTCCATAGCGCCAGTTGAATCGTCAGTAATCCATACGCCGTCAAAGTCGAACGTCCACTGGATAAATCCTCTGACCACCCTATACCACGGGAATGAATCTTTATGCTGTGCCTTAATAACATCCCCAGTCCGGCCAAAGCTTCCTTTTCTTTGACCTGCGACCTTCGTAAATACCGGGGTGTCTGGCCCTGTTCCGCCAACAGTTCCGGCTGTCATTATATACAGCAGAAACTTGCCGCCTAATTGCTCCGTAGGATTCGTCATTTATGCCTTGTTTCTCCGATTTGTCCTTTAATTCCTTAAGTTCCTTAATCCCATTTTTTCCATTTATAAGGTATACTCTTTTCTTAATTCCTTAGGCTGTCACACCACCCCCGTAGGTTGGTGTGATAATAACAGAGCCGCTGTCGAGCAACCGCTGCGGCGTTCCTGAAGGCCGGTGCTCCCATAACTCATAATAATAAGCCCCACGACAGTTTGCGGTATCCGAACTCAGTATCGAAAAGGTGATACTCGTAACTGCGGTAGGTATCCATTGTGAGTATTCTATCACTGGGCGTTTTGTCTCACGTGCAAGCATAACCCACCATACCGTTGAACCAGTCATAGGTGCTGCGGTAAGTGTAATGGTCGTGTCCTCATCCTGGTTAATAGTGAG